ATCCCTTTTGTTGGATCCTACCCTCCCCACAACGCGCCTCCTTCTCTTCACGCTCGTTCTTCCGTGTCAGGCTGCCTTCGCCTGCTCCCTGGCGGTCGTCTTCCTCGGCAACGCGATCACCCGGTGCTGCTGTGCCGCGGGCACCAGCGTGTAGCCCCCACGATCCAGCTTGATCTCGATGCACTCCGGGGGCATGTGGCGCTTCTCCACATCCTCCCGTGAAGGGACGTGATCATTGACACCGACCGCGATCACGATCCCTTCCTCCTCCTCACTTCCTATGATGATCTTCACGCGCTGTCCGATGCTGACCATTTCGCTCTCCTTCCCCTCATCCACCTCACGAAGTAGGTGTTGGGGTCAAGCAGGTAGGCGCCTCCAAGCGTGCAGCCACAGGTGCCAAGGAGCGCCCACCAACTCCCCACGAAGCCGAACGCCATCGCGATGAGCAGCATGAGGATGCCGAGGTGTTCACGCATCAACTTGCGGCCCCCAATCATTCTCGAGCACCACCTTTTCACCAAGGGCGTCAGCAGCCATCAACGCATGGCGGCTGAAATGATTCTCGACAGTCTTCCCCCCACTTGGCAGCGTGATCGGTCCCCTGTTGTTCATGGTCCACCCATATGCATATGTGGTATGACCGCCGAAAGGGAAGAAGACTGCCCAGCTTGTTGGCAAACCGAACGCCTTGAACATCTTCGGGAATGCCTTCGCCCTGATGCGGCAGGTGGAGCGTTCCTTGTAGGGCTCATCCTCTCTGCAATCCGGCCCCCGCAGCCCGCTCATGATCGCCGCGAGCTCCTCCCCTGCTCGGCCGCCCTTCGCCATCTCCTCGTCAAGCAGATTGAGCAGCTCTTTCGTGCGTGCTTCCATCATCCTTCTCCCACGTCACTCGCGGCGCATCTTTCCCCATCAGCCACGCGGCGAGGGTGCGATGCCCGCTGTCCCCGTCTTCCCTGTTGTGAATCGCCCTCTCCAAGGTGCGGCCGTCAATCCCGATCACCTCGGCTGCCGTCGAGACGACGGCATAGAGGCCGTCTGGGAGGTAGTGCCTAGAGGCTGCTCCACACCGACACCAACGCCTCATGAAGGTGAGCGCCACGATGTCGTGACACTTCAGACACAGGAGGAGTTTCATGCCGCCTTCCCTTCCTGCATCCGTTGCAGGAGCGCGAGCTCGTTGTGCTGCTTCGCCCACGCCTTCGCCCGCTCAGCGCCGTTCCTGCGGAGCAGGTGCCGCAGCTTCTTCGCGGCCTGCCTGTCCAGGCACCTCGCGCGCCTCGCCTTGGCCCCCGTGTTCCTCACCCTCTTGGGGAGCCCCTTCGGCACCTTCTTCTTCTGTTCTTTGGCCATCACGCCTCCTCTCCCGTGGCACATGCCCAATGCACGGGCGCCGCCACCGCGTTGTACGCACGCCCTTCCGCCGCGTTCTTGCGCTGCTCCTCATCGGAGCCCGGTCCTAACACAATCAGCGTGGTCGCATCTCCTTCCTTGAACGGCTGCCCACAAGCCGGGCAGGCCTCCCCAATCATGGGATGCGTGGCCGACAACGCCGCGAACTTCCTTAGCACACTGTCACCCCCTTTCGCTTCGCTGTGCTTCCGCTCCCGCTCCCCCTCAACACCAGAGCCGATGCGTGATGCGCGCTTGGCCTACAGGCTGGCATCAGTGGGTCTTCTGCGTGTTGAGGAGGAGGGGGAGAGGAGCACCCTTTCCCTCTCCCCTTCTCATGTCAAGGTCAGGTGTCAGGCCGCCCGCTGCCTCACCCCGACCACTGACTCCATGCACGAGAAGCAGCGGCGCAGCGTGATCGGCTGCCCCCGCTGCCACGTCCTTTCCGCTCTCACCGCGTACACCTTGAGGCAGGAGGGGCACTCGTAGCGCCGCTTCCATCCCAACCAGCTCCCCTTCGGGGGATCCGTGACGAGATGCCGCAAGGCGTTGAGCCGCGTCATCGGCTCACGCCTTCTTGCCAACCTCTCGAAGAGTGCCTTCAGCAGTCCCATCCCTTCCCTCCCATGTCGTAGCATCGGGTAAGTGTGACCGACTTAGCCAGCGCTGTTCCCTTTGGCAGGTGGCTAAGCGGCAATGACAACACCTCACGCGTGAGGTCATCATCCTCTCGAGTGACCCAGACCGATATCGCCGCCGAGGGTTCGTATTCGCACTCGAAGGCGAGTAGCTTGTCCGCAGGGCTCGTGTTGGCAGAAGAGTGGAACTGCAACATGGCGTCGCTCTCCTCAAAGGGGAAGACGCACAGCGGCCCACAACCTTCCCGAGGCTCGGCGATCTGTCCCAAACCGTATTGGATCGACTCCCCTCTGGAGGGGGCAAAAGGGGAGCGCAGATCAACGTTGAGCACTTTCCATCCCTTCAGCAGTCCCATTGCGCCTCCTCCTTCTCCAGCGTCAGCTTGATGTCTTCCCCCACCCACCACATCAGGTAAGGGGTTGCCACCATCCTCCGTAGGGCAAACGTGAGGTGGTTCCGCACGCTCTCCTTGGCTGCCTCCATTTCCTTCTCGTCATCCGTGACGAGTCGAAACGTGACCTTCCACTGCCTTTGCATCTGCCCTCCTTTCGCAATGCACCCCTCAGCCAGGGGGGCATCCCCTCATCTCCTCCCTCACACCTCTGCCGTTCACAAACCACGCCAAAGCCGCGCAACTCGTTGGTCCTAAAAGGCCTAGCAGTGAGGGACGGGATCAAGAGAAGCCTTGAAGGGAGGGGGCGAGGGGCACCTACGGTGGTGCCCCCCCTCGAGGACGAACGCTAGAAGCCGATGGTGTCATCGTTGGAGGTGGTGGGCGAGGCGAAGCCGAAGTCGGCCACATCGACGGTGGCCTTGGTCTCCCCCTTCGTCGTGGAGGGGAGAGCGATGCTCTCGTTGGGGAACCTTCTGGTCTTGCCGTTCCAGAAGGTCTCGAACCTGACGGCCCCAGCGGCCTTGCCGGCTGCCACGACCGCCTTGAACGAGCCTTTCTGAGCCGTCCAGCCCTTCGCCGCGGCAATCGCCTCGAAAGCCGCAGCGAGGGTGTAGACCTTCTCCCCGTTGGGGGTCTGAATGGCGAGCTTCCGGTAGACCGGAACCCACTCCCCCTTGATCGGGGCACCAGGGTAGGTCTCCGTTGCCGGATACGAGGCGTTCGCCTTGAAGAAGGCGACCAGGCTCACCAGCAGCTCTGCTGGTGAACGAGCGTCACGAGGGTTGGGCATGATGCTACTCCTTGTAAAAGGTTGAGCCTGCTGGACTTGCGGGCTTCGCCGGCCGACAATGCAGGGTCAATGCCGACCCATAACTGGTGGCGACCTTTCTTGTCGCTACTAGGGATGGTGGTTTCGCTTTCCTTGCGCGCGGCGATTGTCGCGGGGGTCAGCCGCAGAGTGGCGCGTTGCTTGCATCCCAGCCATTTTTCAAAAAATCCTTAACCTTTTTGAGCCATTTGTAAGCTCAACCATTAGAGAATGCGTTGGCACGCGTTCTGCCTGCCTTGAAACAGGTCACTTCCTCCACATGACCGATGTGAAAGCAGACGTTTCAGGCGAAGCCTTTGGCGAAGCTGTGTTGAAGGCAGACAGAAAAGCGTCGTGAAAGGAGACAAACACGCCAACGGTTGTGTATTAGGTCTTGACACCCACAGGGGCTTGGGGGCAGCCTCAAGTGTATGGAGAGCGTCGGGCTCCCGCCCCATTCGCTGATCTGGCTGCGTCCTCCCTCCCGCTGGACCCCTGCCTTCGCCGCCACAGCGCAGACTCGACGCTTCTCCTCCTTTTCATTCCCATGAGTCGCAGGCCCTTGCCCCCGTTGCCGGCAGAGGTCTACGCCCGTTGCCTCGGCGGGGTCGAGTTCGTGTGCCCCCTCTGTGGGAAGCTTTCTCTGATCCGGGTGGTGAACTGGCGGCACGCGCGCCTCAGGTGCCAACGCCGGTTGCGGTGTCAGAGGGCGTTCGGCTTGGGGTTGCGCTTCTCTTCCTCCCCCCAAGGGCAAGGCGCGCCCTTCAATGCCCTCTTTTTCCCCAAGCCGCGGGATCGCAAGACCCACAACCTCCTCGAGATCCCGTATCGCGAACAGGTGAAGCCTGCGATCGGACGCGTGACCGGACCGATCGAGTGGTGGTGCCCCACCTGTGCCACGCACGCGTATGGCCCGCCTTCCTGGGAAGGGGAGCTCACGTGCGTCAACGGGCATGGGTGGTGGCTGCAACTCCTCCTTTTCCTCCCCCTGAGCGGGCTCAATATCGCGACCCCCGCGGATTGGGTGCCTCCTTTCTCTTCTTCCTCTTCTTCCTCTTTGGGTTTGGATGTGGAGCCACGCGATGAAGTTCCTGCAACCAGCGGATGTGCGCCAAGCGAAGGCGTTGGAGCGCATTGCGGAGGCGCTCGAGGCCCTTGTCGCGATGGAGCTGCGCGAGCAGCCGTTTGTGACGAACGAGAAGGGGGAGCCCTCCGATGACGGCACCGATCTCCTCTACACCTCCGATGCGGACTCCTACGAGCGAGAACGCACAGAAAGGTCTGGAACTGCGGACGCGCGGTTCTGAAGCGTGGCGTGCCCTCGCGACCTTTGAAAAGCACGTGGGTGGGAGGGAACGCCTGGTTGATGTGCTGGCGCTCGCGAAGCTCGATGGGAAGCAGGAACTGCTCCTGCGACTCTTGACGGACCCCGCGAGGCGCGCCGATTCGTTGGCACATCTTTGCGCGGATGCGGGGGTGAAAGCGAATGAGCTGCTGGCCATCTTTCGGGAGGCGGCGTTTGCCAAGGCGTTTACGCTCGCGCAGCACACGCTGGCGGAGCGCCTTCCAGCAGTGGTGGAGGACGTTGCCGATAAGGCCACGAATCACACCGAGCCTTGTCACTGCGTGGTGATCAACGGCGTGCCAGATAAGAAATGCCCTGGCTGCAACGGGTCAGGGAAGCGCTTTTTCAGGAGCAGCGTGGAGCATCAGGAGCTTCTACTCGAGGCTGCGGGGCTCCTCAAGAAGGGTGGGGGGGTCAATGTGGCGGTGCAGACCGTGGTAGGCGACACGAAAGGCTTTTTCGATGGCTTCGTGCGCTCCACCGACGAGGCGGCGTACGCCGTGGACGCGATCGACGCGGAGGTGATCAGAAGTGAGCAAGAAGCTGGATGAAACGACCGCAACGCGCATCGTGAACCTCTTTTTCAACGTGGGGTTGTCGGTTTCGGTGATCAAGCGGCGCCTGGGGGTCTCGGAGCGCGTGATTTACAACTACATCAAGGCAGCGCGCACGCAAGCAGTGGCTGCGGAGCACCCCTTGGAGCGTCACCTGGCGGAAGCCGCCTGAATGTTGTGATGTATCACCCTGAGATCGCCCGAAAACGGCTCGATCGCCTCGTGGATCTGGTCAGGAAGCGCACGGATCCGCTTTTTGAGCCCAGGATCTCTGAGATCAAGGAGATCGACGGGTGGATCGCGCGCCTCGAGGGGGTGTTTGACTCCGAAAAAGGCCTCAAACGGGCGCTTTCCGAGGCCGAGCAGCGCTTCATCCTCAACGAAGTGACGATCTCGAAGGCAGATTTCTCCTACTGGGCTGCTCGCTATCCCCGGATCAAGACGAAAGAGCAGACCTTGAGCCGGATCGTGCTGTTGGAGAGTCAGGAGATCATCCTGGAGCGCGTGGCGGCTGCGGAACTGGCTGCGGTGAGCCGTGAAACAGGGGATGGGATCCTCCTGGCGATCTTGAAAGCGAGGCAGCTCGGCGCTTCAACGCTCACCGAAGCGATGATCGCCCACCGCTGCTTCTTCTACAGCAACACCACCGCGTTGGTGGCAGGGGATGTCCCTGAGCAGAGTGCGTACCTGTTCGACATGATCGAGCGCGTCTACGACAACCTCCCTTGGTGGATGCGCCCGGAGCTGACGTTCCACGTGAAGGACCGCCAGATGTGGTTTGGGCCGTTGGACTCGCTCATTCTCGTCGAAAGCGGGAAGAGCGTGCGGGGGGGCTCGGATCTCGAGCGGGGCAGAGGGCAGATGGGGCGCGGGAAGACCTACCCGCTCGTGCATGGCTCGGAGATTTCCACCTGGGAGAACACCGAGCAGATCGACGACTCCCTCCTGCCGGCGATCCCTGAACATCCAAGGACCCTCGCGATCTTTGAATCAACCGCACGTGGCAGGGGAAACTACTGGCACAACGCCTGGATCCTCGCGAAGAAGGGGTTGGGACGCTTCACGCCGGTGTTCATCCCCTGGTACGCAGAGAGCCGCACCTACACGCGCCCGGCACCCCTTGATTGGCATCCTTCCGAGATCGCCCTTGCGCATGCCTTGAAAGCCAGGGAAGTGAGCGCGCGGTGGTGTGGGCGCTCGATCGCGTTGACGCGTGATCAGCTGTTCTGGTGGGAGCGCAAGCGCGCTGAAGCGATCGAGAAGAAGAACCTGCACGTCTTCTTGGCCGAGTACTGCGCAGACGACCTGGAGGCGTTTCAGAACACGTCGCGCAGCGTGTTCCCCGCGGAGGTGCTTCATGAGCTGAGACAGCACGCGCGGGACCCGCACCTTTTCGACCTCGAGGTGCGGGGGGTGACGCAAGGGCTCGCTTGATATGAAGAAGCGGAAACGGCTGATTCGTCAGCTTCCCACCTGCCTCTACCACCGGGACATCAGGATCCTTGCCAACTTCTCGCGTGAGGAGCTGATCCGTTACCTGAGGCGCACCTACAAAGTGAAGGTGTTCGCCGACGACTTCTGCCAGGGGCACGCCGGGTTTTTTCAGCTCACTCCGGATGCGCGGGGGTATGGGCAGCGCTCCTTTATCTGGCTCTCCTCGTTCGAGTGGACGATCGGGGATCTCGCCACGCTGACCCACGAGATCCTCCATGCGGTGTTCAAGATCCTCGAGGATGCGGGGGTGAAACCTTGCGATGCCAGCGATGAAGCGTACACCTACTACGCAGGGTGGCTGATGGCCCAGGCGCTGCGTGCGTTGAGACCCCTTCGATGACCCCACCGAAACGGCACCCCCTCGAGGATCTGGTGCCCAAGGGCGTGCGCATCACGCCTCTCGCAGAGGTCTCCGACTACGACTACGAGTGGTGGAACGGGCGCCTCCTGATCTGGGAGGAGCCCCTTCCAGGCGAGGAGTACGTGATCGGGGTGGATCCCGCGGAGGGCGCGGGCGAGGATCGAAGCGCGATCGAGGTTCTTCGGAGAGGGACGCGGACGCGCCCTGATGAGCAAGTCGCGGAGTTCTGCTCGGATCACCACAACCCCCTGGAGCTCGTGCCGATCGTCAACATGCTGGGACGCTTTTACGCATCCTCCGAGGGTGAGGAAGCGCTGGCGATCATCGAGTGCAACACGGTCGGCGGTGCGGATTTGCAGCTTACCCTGCGCACCCAACATGACTACGGCAACCTCTTCGTCTGGAAAATCTACGACAAACGCACCAACCTCTACACCCAACGGTTCGGGTGGTGGACGAACCGCACCACCCGCCCGAAGCTGATCGTCAGGGGGATGCACGCGTTGACGCATGGGGATCTCCTCGTCAACTCCCCCTTTCTCCTCGATGAAATGGAGGACTTCGAGCGAGACCCTTACACCGCGAAGATCAAAGCGCGAAGCGGCAGGCACGATGACCGCGTGATCGCCTTCCTGATCTCGCACGTGGGCGCCCATGACGACGAGTGGATTGCCGGTGATGACGTGGCCGAGGAGCGACGGGTGTTGACATCTGCAGCACGCCTTGCTGAGGCTTCCAAAGAGGGAGCTTCCACCGGGGAAGCGCCAACGCCAAAGGTGGCTGCCGACTGGCAGAACACCGGCTGCACGCTGCAGCAGATGTACGAGGCCTGGGATGCGGTCCTTGATGAGTGAGCGTGGTGGCGACCTGACCTTGGTGGGCTTCGCCCTTTTCTTGATCTTCTCCTACTGCGCCTGCGTGGCCACCTGCGCCTTTCTTCTTGGTGCCCTATGAAGTTGACGATCCAGATCCCCGACGACCTCTACGACGCGATCAAAAAGCAGGCGAAGGGCACGTACCCCAAGGACGTGGAAGCCGAGGTGCTCCATCGCCTGACGCTCTTGAAGGATGTCCCGCACACCGACCGCTTCATCCTCCTGTTTGGCGCAGAGCGTAAGGCACTCGAGGCGGTCTTCCAGACCACCGTGGATGACGCCTCCGATCTGGTCCGCAAGGTTCATCACATGGGCCTCTTCCGCTTCGGCGAGGTGGAGTTCCCCCTCACCCCCGAAGAGCTGGCATTCCTTGGCGAGCAAGCTCGGTTCTTTGGCCTTGACCCTCATGAACACATCACACGAACCGGCCGTCAGGTCCTCGACCAGCTCACCGGGTGTGCGTGAGCGCTGTGCGATCCACTGCCCTGGATGCGGGATGCTCCGGCTCCTGCCCCCTCTCCGCCTTGGAGCATCCTTTGACCTGAAGCCGTGCCCCAAGTGCTTCACACCGGCAGCAGGGCGCTACTTCGGGTTCTTGACGTGGGTGCGCTGATGCCTCTTCATGACTTTTCCTGCCCTACCTGTCAGCGGATCGAAGAGCACTTTCACCACGCGGACGAAGCGTTCACCTGCTCCGGGTGTGGGGGCGCGACGCAGATCCTCCCCTATGGCCGGGCGTCCACGCAGAAAAGCGCGGTCTTTCCCTTCACGTTGACCCACCTCGACGGCCACGGCACGCCGATCACGATCCACGACATCGGCGAGCTGCGTCATGCTGAGCAGCGCTACGGCGTGGTGTTCAGTGCCTTCAGCAACAACCCCTCCAACCCCGACGCCATCCCCGACCCCCCACGTCATCGCCCAGGGGGCCGTGACTACGAGCCCTCCTCATGATCGACGACATCCCGAGCAGCCCTCTTTTGACAAATGAGTCTCCAAGCGCAGCCTACGAGCGCGCGGTCCTCGATTGGGTCCAAGCCGCGGTGATCGAGGGTGAGAAGGTGCTGCAGGCAGAACCTGCCTACGCGGAAATCGACAAGGCGATTGCCTACTTGATGGGGGATCAGCTGGACACGCGACGGCCCGCAGATCTCTCGAGAGTGGTCGATAACCGCCTGAAGCACGTGACCCTTCAGAACATCGCGGGGCTCACCGATGTGCACCCGCTCTTCGGCTTCAAGACCTTCAACCCCCAATTCCAGAACCAGAACGAGGTGCTCGACAAGCTGGCGCGGTCCTGGTGGGTCAACTCCTTCGCGGACCTGTCGCTCGCGGATGTCTTGAAGTTCTCGGCGGGGGTGGGCACAGGCTACTGTGAGGTGCACTGGGATGCCTCCGCGGCCAGTGGGGTGGGCGACATCACCCTGACCGCGGTGGATCCACGGGATGTCATCCCGATCCGCCCGACCTTCGGGCGTTCCATTCAGGAGTGGGAGGGCGTGATCGTGCGCAAGGCGCGCACGGTCAACGATGTCCGCGCCCGGTTCCCGGAGGCGGCAGCCTCCCTGGTCGCGGATCGCACCGATGAGACCCTCCTTTCGCGCACCTGGGGTGCCGCGCGTCGCTTGGTGACCAAGGTGATGACCCCGGTCGATCATCTCACACAAGGGGCCAAGAACATCCCCGCGCGCATCCCGGTCGTTGACGTGTACGAGGTGCACCTCAAGGATCGTCGCCTTTACGCGGGCACTGAGCCGTTGGCGATGGGGGACCCCCGCACCACCTGGAGCTACACGGTGTATCCGTTGGGCCATGACAAACCCGATGGGACGAAAGCCACCGCCGATGACGCCAAGCTCTACCCCAACGGGCGCCTGATCATCTGCTCCAAGAAAAAGCTCCTCTACGATGGACCGAACCCGTACTGGCACGGGATGTTCCCCATTGCCAGGCTGTGCCTGGATCCCTGGCCGTGGGCGCTGTTGGGCACAGGGATCGCCCATGACCTGATCCCGATCCAGGATGCGCTGAACGAACTCCTCAATGGGATCCTCGACAAAGCCCGGCAGGCCCTGCGCCCCCCGATGATCGCCGACAAGCGCGCGGTGCCCGAGAGCATCTGGCAGCGCCTCGACACGCGCATCGCGGGCATGAAGCTGAAGGTGAATCCCACCGCGGGGAAAGGCATCGAGTTCGGTCAGGTGCCGGAGCTTCCCTCCTACGTCTTCGAGCTGTTGAAGCTCGCGATTGCCGAGATGGACAACATGGCAGGCACCGCCAACCTGGCGGCCCTCACCCAACTCCAGCAGGCCCCTGCCGCGGACTCGATCGAACGGATGATGGAGGCGCTCACCCCGATCCTTCGCCTTCGAGGGAGGCTGCTCGAGGCCTTCCTCCGCGAGGTGGGGGAGATGGTGAAGAGCTGCTTCTTCCAGTTCTACACCATGCCACGGCGCATCGCGATCCTGGGCGAAGCCGGGCTCGACATGCAGGACTTCGATTTCGATCCGGGGACGTTGGTGCCCTCTTTGTCCTCCCAGGACGAAGGCTACGATCCCGCCTACGATGTCAACAAGACCACGCGCGCCGAGCGCGCCAAGCGTCATCAGAAGAACTTCACCTTCCAGATCACTCCCAACAGCCTCCTGGCGGTCAGCCAACTCTCGCGCAAGCTGCTTTACCTGCAGCTCTGGCGTGGGGGGTTGATGGACCCCTGGACCCTCTTCGAGATCCTCGAAATCCCCAATGGGGGTGCCCCGCCATCAGGCGCGACGACGATCACGGACCGCCTCATGGAGGCCCAGCTCCTGGGGCTCACCGGCCAGGTCTCACCGGCAGGCCGCAAAGCCACAGGGCAGGAGTCTCCCAGCCAAAGCGTGAAGCCGGATCAAAACGGACTCCCACGCGTGGCAATGAGCGAGAGCGGTTGACACGTGCAGTCTCTCGCCGCCAGGCTCACATGAGGACCTTGCGATGCCTGCCGCCTACGAACGCATGCGTGACGCGTTCATCCGCAACGGGATGAGCGCAAAAGCCGCCAAAGGCAAAGCCGCCCGCCTGTTCAACGCCCGCCGCTCCAAGGGGACGCGTCCTGTCACCCGCGACGAGCACGGCCGCTCCCCGTCAAGAGGAAGGTAATCATGGCTGACAGCAAGAAAACCACGACCACGGGCGGGATCAAAACGCCCTTCACCGACGCCGTGAGCAAAAAGGTCGGCTCGAAGAGGTAACTCGATGCCTGTCACCCTCGATGGCCCGCCTCCGCTCCCGCCCGCTGGTGGAGGCCCCGGCGCGCCGACCTACCCCGCCATGGTGGGCGCCCCTCCCCCTGCAGCATCCGCTGGTGCCTCCCAAATCGGGGGCGCCGCGGTGCGGCTCGGGATGGAGATCGATCAAACCCTGAAGCTCCTCGCGCAGGCGATCCCGGTCATGGCACCGTGGGTTGAAAAAACGGTCATGGAGCTTCGTACCCAGCTTGGACAAGCGCTGGCGATGGGCGCGGTCCCGACCAACCCGGAGCCGCAGGACAACGCGGCTTTTCCTACTGGTACTGGTCGCCTCTAACCCACCATCGCGTCCCTCCTTCAAGGCTCTCGCGCTGCCTCCCAGGCAGCAGGAGCTCGCTGAAGCCTGAGGTCCCATGCCCAAGAAGAACGACGCGTACGAGCAGTTTCTTGCCGACCTGATCGCGGCCGTCCCCGACGACAAGCGTGCCATGGTCGAGGAAACCCTCAAGTCAGACACGGTAGGAGCCAAGCTCCGAGAAGGTGTGCTAGCCCGCGCTGACTACTCGCGCCAGTCGGATACCTTGCGCACAGAGCGTGAGGCATTCCAGGCCGAGGTTGCGGAGGCCCGCCAGAACATCACCGGATGGCAGCAGTGGTATACCGGCGCGACGCAGGACTACGCCTCCTTGCAGGAGCGCGTGACGGCCTACGAGGAAGCCTTTGGCGCCCTCGATGGCAAGGAGCCCGTGCATCGCGACCAGAACTACCTGACCAAACAGGAGTACGAGGCAGCCCTGGCCCAGCGCGATGCGCTGGCGATCCAGTTCGCTGACACGCTCACCGACCTCAAGTTCGATCACAAGGACAAGTTCGGCGAGCGCCTCGACACCACCAAGTTGATCGCCTTCGCCCGCGAACGGGGGCTGCCGATCGACTCTGCCTACCGGGAGTTCATCGCTGACCGTGTGGAAGAGCGCCGGCAGAAGGATACCGACGAGCGCATCCAGAAAGCCAAGGAGGAAGGGGCGCGGGAATATGCCACCACGCACCGCCTGCCTTTCTCAACCGGCCCGTCCGAAGCGCACCCGCTCGACAACGCCCAGAAAGTGCCGGGTGACTCGAGGGAGCGCGTGAGGGCGGCCGTCGCGGCCTGGAACAGTGCGCCCACGCATTCCACTTCGTAACCTCGCGCCCTCTTTCCCAAGGGGGCCGTTGGAGACCTCCCCATGGCCTTCCTCGACGAACTCACCACGCACACGCGCGAGCACATCGTGCCGGGTGTCGTGGACAACAACTTCAAGAACGATCCCCTCCTGGCCTACCTCAAGGCCAACCAGATCGAGCGCTTCTCTGGGGGCCGCAAAATCCAGGAGAACTTCATCTACGGGAACCTGAGCGGTGGCGCCTACGCCCTGGGCGACACCTTCGAGACGCTTGCGCGGCAGACCGACACGGGGGCGACGTTCGACCCGAAGCACTACCAGGTCAACGTCACGCTCTTCAAGGAGCAGATCCAGGTCTACAACAAGGGTCCCGAAGCCGTGTTCTCGATCGTGGACAGCAAGATGGTCAACGCGGCCCTCACGATGAGCGCGATCCTCGCCATCGCGGTCTACAACGAGGGGCAGAGCGCAGCGCGTGCGCTGCACATCAACGGGCTCGCGGAGATCCTCAACGACGCGGTGGTCAACTCGTGGACGGGCGCGCTCTACGCGACCTATGGGACGCTGCCACGCGGCGGGACCATCGGCGCGGCGATGAACAGCCGCATGACCGCACCCGCGGCCAACGTGGCGGGGCCGATCACCTACAAGATCCTCGAGGAAGCCTACAACTCCCTCGTGATCGGGGCGGAGCACGCGGATCTGATCGTCACCACGAACCTGGGGATGAGCTACATCAAGGAGAAGTTCCAGCCCCAGTGGCGCGTGGAGACCCAGGATCCGAAGATCGGCTTCAACAGCCTGGTCTTCAACGGGGCGCGGATCATCCAGTCGCAGTACGCGCCTGGAACCCAGGGCGTCAACGACGCGGTGCTGGGCAACTACCTGGCCGCCGCAGGCGAAACCCTCTTCCTCCTGAACACGAAGTACTTCCGGTTCTGGGTCACGGATGACCCCGAGTTCGGCTTCGGGTTCAGCGGCTTCAAGCCGGCGCAGAACAACAGCATGGTGGCCGGGCAGTACTTCTACGCCGGCAACATCACCTGCCAGGCGCCGCGTCTGAGCCGTCACCACTACGGGATCACCGGCTGAACCTTGGGGTCCCACCCTGGGACCCCTTCTGAAGGAGCTTACCCATGTCTGCTTTCGGTCGTTTCTTCCCGGTTCAGACGGTGCACCTCGGGCCGCTCGGGGCCTTCGCCACCTTCAACGAGGCTGCGCTGCCCATGGCAGGGCAGCTTGGGATGGTGGTGGAGAGCGAGGGCAAGGTCTACCGCCTGGTCAAGTTCGACAACGGCGCGGGCAACGTCGCGTCGGCAGCGGGCGGTGCCGCCCACTGGAGTGACCGAGCCAACTTCGTCGTGACCTCGGATCAGACGAATGCGCAGGCCGCGATTGCCAGCGTGGCTGGCGGCTTCCTTGGCGTTGTGACGGATGGCTGTTACTGCTTCATCCAGATTGGCGGGAAGCAGACGGTCATCACGGACACCAACGCTGACGCAGGCGACCTGGCGATCGGCACCACGACGGACCTCACCTTCGCTGGCGTCACCGGCGCAGCGGCGCCGTACTTCCTCCCTGTCGGGGTGTTCTACACCGCGGATGGTGCGACCACTTCGGCGGACATGTACTGGCTGCTCGGCATCATGCTCTGAGGAGGGTGATCATCATGGCTTTGACGATCACGCTCGCTGGAGACTGGATGCACTCGCTTGGGGATCGACGCGCGGTGGATGCGCTCGTCGCGTTCGATGCGTCTTACCCGACAGGAGGGGAGGCGCTGACGCCTGCCAACCTGGGGTTGGGCGTCATCGATCGCCTCGAGGCCGATCCCAAGAGCGGCTACGTGTTTCAGTTCGACTACTCGGCGCAGAAGCTGATGGCGTTCGTTGGCGACAATGATGCCGGGGCTGATGGGCCGCTGGCTCAGGTTGCCGACACCACGAACCTTGGCGCGTTGACCGACGTGCACGTGCACGCGGTCGGCGCGTGACGCGCGAGGCGTGGCGTGGCTGACACCTTCGCGCAGATGACGAGGCAGCTCCAGCTCTGGGTGCCGGAGCTGCCCCCCTTTCTTGCGCAACGTTTTGTCCGGGATCGCTATCGCCGCCTGGCGGATCTGCGCCCCTGGGGAGCGCTGCGTGCAGAAGGGGAGTTCCTGCCCAACGCTGCCACCACGGCGGGCACCGCAACGATGACGCGGGGCTCCCCGTTGGTCGTGGGGATCGAAACGGGGTGGACCTCTGCCGAAGTCGGGCGGCAATTTCAGGCGAACAGCCGCGCGCCAATCTACACCATCCTTTCAGTCGAAGGCCCTTTGGCGCTGACCTTGGATCGCCCGTTTGGAGGGGATTCAGGCACAGGACTCTACCGGATCCTCGACGCCTACGTGACGGTCCCTTCCGATTTTCGATCCTTCATGGTGGTGCTCGACCCCAGGCGCAGCTGGCGCTTGCAGCATTGGGTGACGCAGCAGGAGCTCGCGCTCCTTGATCCAGGGCGTTCTTCAGCGGGCACGCCGTGGGCGCTTGTCGATCGACGCTTCTCTTCAACCACCAGGCGTCCGCAGTACGAGCTGTGGCCTTACTGCACCATCGCCAGCAACTACCCCTTCTACTACATCAAGCAGGTGGCGGATCTCGCTGCTGATGATGACGAGCCGTTCTACCCCCTCACAGGGGCGGAGATCGTGAGAGGGGCGTTGGCGGACCTGGCCCGCTGGCCAGGCACTGCGGCCACGCCCAACCCGATGTTCGAGCATGCCCTTGAGCTCGCGCGCTCTTTTGAAGCGGAAGCGCGCGACATGCTCGAGAACCTCGAGCGCCAGGACGAGGAAACCTTCATGACCTGGCTCACGACGGTGGATTGGGCAAGCTGGCCCTCCGCGCCGATCGATGCCGCGTTCATGCAGAACCACGCTTTCTGATGGAGCTTTCTCCCATGGGAATCAAAACGCCGTTTTCAGACGCCATCGTAAAGAAGGTGCCGACTTCGCCGTCAAAGGGCGGGGCGACCTCCGAGCCCAACCTGCCAGGCAACTGCCCAGGGCGGGATGGTGGAGGGCTGCCCGAGGTGCATCGCGATGGCACGATCGCGAAGAAGCCCTCGTTCAAGATGCCGGGCGAGACCTTTTGGTATGGGCGGTGAGTGATCAGGGGTTCTCATTCGCGTGGGTAAACGATGTCGTTCTCCAATATATGGTCCGAGCAGGACCAGTTCACGAACCCAGGAGGCAGTGCTGACACCGCCAGTGTCGTCGTTCCCTCAATGGCGGCCTACAGCATCGGGTTCGTCCTCGTCCTCCTGAACACTGCCTACAGCAGCGACGGGCTTATCACCGGCATCACCTGGGATGGCCAGGCGATGACGCAGGCTGTGCAGTTCCGTGGCGGCGTCACGTCGCGTCATGCCGCGATCTTCTATCTCGTCAATCCCCCGAACAACGGCACGAAGAACATCGTCGTTAGCTACATCGCAGAGACTGCGCGCACGGGACTGGTCGTCTCGGGTGGCGCGGATGCGAGCGCGACCGTCTCGCTCGACGACACCAGTACGGGCTCCGGCACTGGCGACCCGGTGCCGATCACGTCTACGCAAGCGGGCACGAATGAATTCGTGCTCAGCGGCTCGGTCTCTGCGGCCAACGCGCTCGCATCCCCTTCGGTCATCGACTGCACGCTCCTGCAGGCATGGGACTCAGGCGGAAACTGCATGGTCTCCGCCTACAGCATCCCGGCCGGCAGCGGCGATGTGACGCACCAGCACGACTACTCGGAGTCCGAGGTCTATACCGTCGTCTCCGCGTCATTTTCTGAAGCGGGTGGGGCCACCTCGATCCTACGCCAGATGCTGATGCACCATGAGGGATAACCGATGATCACCTACCAGCGCAAGGCCGGGACCGCGGACATCAGCGTGGTCGTGCGCGTGATCGACAGCACGGACGGCACGCCTGAGACCGGGTTCGCCTATGACACCGCCGGGATCGACATGTGGTACCGCCGCGAAGGCGGGCTGCGCGTGGCGATCACGGAGGTCACCCTCGCCGCGCTGGATTCTGCGCACGCGGACGGCGGCATCAAGCACATCTCGGATGGGTACGTGCGTGTGGATCTGCCGGATGCGGCGTGCGTCGCGGGCGCGGCGGGCGTGCTCATCGGGGGTGTTGCGACAGGTATGGTGGTGATCGGCTGCTACGTGCAGCTCGTCGCCTGTGATCCCTTCGACTCGGTACGTCTCGGGCTGACCGCGCTCCCGAATGCCGCGGCGGACGCAGCGGGTGGGTTGCCGATCTCCGATGCCGGCGCACTGGATCTGGACGCGCGGCTCGATGCGGCGATCTCCTCGCGCTCGACACTGACCGCGCAACAGGTCTGGGAGTACGCGACGCGCGTGCTGACGGCGGGGACGAACATCGCGTTGGCGAAGGGCGTCGGCGTGACCGGCTTCACTGACCTCGATGCCGCGGGCGTGCGCAGCGCGGTAGGGCTCGCAACGGCAAACCTCGATACGCAACTGGGTGATCTTCCAACGAACGCAGAGCTCTCGGCAGCGGTCGCCAACGTGAGCGTGGACGAGATTCAAGCGACGGCGTTGGCAGACCTCTTCAACACGAACAGTGGAACAACCTACGCGAGTGCAGTCGCGGGCTCTCCAGTCAAGGAGATCGCGGACAACGCCGGTGGGTCGGCACTGACCGAGGCTGGGATCGCGGACGCGGTGTGGGATGAAGCCCTCGCAGGCCACCTTGGTGCAGGCTCGACCGGTGCGGCTCTCGACGATGCTGGTGCGGCCGGCGATCCGTGGAGCACCCCGATTCCAGGGGCCTACGGAGCTGGCACGGCGGGCAAGATCTTGGGCGACAACATCAACGCGCCCATCGCGACGGTCGATACTGTCGTCGATGCGATTCTCACGGAGTCCCAGTCGCACCCGACGCTTGCCGAGATCGAAGCCTCCGCTACGCTCGCCAAGCAGGCCAAGCTCGACACGCTGCACGACACACGGATCCCTGGCGTGATTCAGCCTCAAACCGGGGACAGCTTCGCTCGGGTGGGTGCGGCCGGTGCAGGCCTCACCGCCGTCCCCTGGAACGCGGCTTGGGACGCGGAAGTGCAGTCTGAGGCGCAGGACGCGATCACGGCCTCAGCCCTGGCGACGGCCGCGGCGCTCGCGACGGTGGATGACTTCCTCGACACTGAAGTCGCTGCGATCCTCGCCGCAGTCGATACGGAGATCGCGGCGATCAAGGCGAAAACCGACAACCTCCCGGAGGGCATTGCGAAGAACACCGCGCTCGCGAACTTCACGTTCTTCATGGCGGATTCTACGGATCATGTCTCAGGCAAGACGGGCCTGACCGTGACTGCCACGCGCAGCCTCGATGGCGCGGCCTTTGCCGCCTGCGCCAACGCCCCGGTTGAAATCGCGAACGGGATCTACAAGATCGCCTTGGCCGCCACGGATCTCAACGGAGATGTAATCACCCTGCGCTTCACTGCAGCGGCTGCAGACGACACCGTGATCCACATCAAGACGGAGGTGGCGTGATGCGCCTCCTTGTCGCCCGATGGCTGCGGTGGCTGGCTGATTGGCTCGATCCGCCCGAGGCGGTGCCACCGCTCGTTGACCCAGCCCTGCTCGCTGCTGCAAAGGTGATCGTCGCCGCGTGCGAAGCGATCCCGCACACCTCGAGCTACAAGCGGGCGCAGGCGATGAAGGCGATGATCCAACACCACCCAACCATCGCGCGTCGCGATCTTGCCTTGGCCATCGAGCTCGCTGTTCGTGAGGTGCTCTCGTGATGTGGGGCACGCGATCCATCAGGTATCGTGGTGGCCCCCGCTTGCTGACGGGCGGCTACATCACTGCTTACCACGCGGTGCTGGGTGAAGTCCCCGAACCCTTGGCTGACCACGTGCCCACCCGTTACCGTGCTGGGTACCGTTACTCCTGGGTGCCCCTCTTCCTCTTGCCCTTGGTGAGGTTCTGATGCTCCGACACACAAAGCTGACCTTGAGCGGCGCTGCCCAACGCCTCATGGCGTTGGCCGACGCGCACAACATCCACTCCCGCCTGATCGTGTTGCAGCCGGCCGCGGCCAACGCCAATGCCATCTACCTTGGTGGGCCTGCGGTGAGTGCCACGGACTATGCGATCAGGATCCCGGCACCCGTTGGCGGCCTTCCTCCCGCTCCCGTCCAGTTGGGGGAGTTCAACACGGGCGCAATCGTGCCGGCTGAAATCTACGCGATCGGCACAGCCACTGAGGTGCTGCAGATCGGCTACGTCCCCTACTAACCCCTCGACACGTGCAGCTCTCCCTTCCCACAGTAGGAGACGATGATGCGCCTGGTGCGGTTTGCCTTGCTGGTGTTGCTCGGGGTGCTGCTTGCGGTCGTGCCCGTGGCAGCGGACTGCACCAAAACCCCGAACCTTGGGCTCTGCAAGGGGGCGCGTGGGCAGCTCGAGTGGGACACCTTCCTCAACGCCAACTTCGACATCATTGACTCTGCCCTCTTGAACACAGGGGCAAGCGCGCAGACCAAGAGTGGGGTGCTCACCCTTGGTGGGCTGAAGCTCGCCCTCTCTACCCAAGGCTCCCTCCTGTTCGTCGGGGTCTCGCAGGCGGTCACGCAAGATAACGCGAACCTCTTCTGGGACAACACCGCGAAGCGCCTGGGCATCGGGACCTCTTCACCCACGGTCGCCCTCGACGTGAGCGGGACCGCGCGTGTCACCGGGTTCAGGATGCCGACCGGCGCGAGCGCCGGCTACGTCCTCACGACCGATGGCAGTGGCAACGGGACCTGGCAGGCAGGGGGTGGCGGGGGGACCAGCGGGTGGACTGACGGCGGCACCACGGTCTACCTCACGGTCGGCACGGATCGCATCTCCCTCACGGGCACGAGCGCGACAGAAAAGCTGGAGGTTGGCGGGGCGATCAAGGTGGCGGATGCGAGCGGCTCCCCGACAGCAGGCACCATCCGGTGGGCTGGCGGGCACTTCCAGGGCTACACCGGCACTGCGTGGGTCAACCTCGATGAGGTGGCGGGAAGCGGGGGTGGATGGACTGACGCAGGCGCCACCATCACCGTGACGACGCCCACCGACACCCTTGGCATCGGCGCCGCGGCAGATGCGGATGCCAAGATGCTCCTTGCTCCTGATGCGAACCTCTCCGCGCTGAAGGTCAGTGGGTTCTCCCTTACAGGGGCGGATGCGTCTTCGCTGGCAGAACTCGCAGGCACCTGGAACACCTCTGGGGCGCCCACGGCTCTCAAGCTGACGGTTACCGACACTGCCTCAGCGGCAGGAAGCCGCCTCCTTGACCTGATCGTCGGCGCGGCGAGCCGGTTCTCGGTGGCAAAGGATGGCACAGCCACCGCGGTCAACCTGACCGCCAGCACCCTGACCACCACCCCTGCCCTCAAGGTCACGACTGGGCCAGTTGCCGGCCACGTGTTGACCAGCGATGCGGATGGCAACGCCACCTGGCAGGTGAGCGCAGGAGGCAGCGGGGTGCCCACGGGGCTCATCGCGCTCTTCGATGCGGCCTGCCCCTCAGGGTGGACCTCGATCAGCGGCGCGTCCGGGGTGCTGGAGAACCGCTTCCCGATGGGGGTAGCCTCCTACACGGGCACGCCTGCCGGCGCCTCCACCCACACGCACACGGTCGATGTCGCTATCACCACAAGCTCCTCCGCTGGTGCACATACCCACACGGTGGATCCCCCCAACGCGACCTCGACGAGCGCGGGCTCTCATTACCACAACCCGGAGGTAGGAAGCGGCTCCACGGGCTCGAGCGGGGGACACGATCACGGCTACAGCGGCACCACCACGTCGGCTGGGGATCATGGGCATAGCATTGGCGTGGTGGGCTCCATTCAGCCAGGCGAAGCAGGGAGTTGGTATGACATTGTTGCCACCAGCACCAACAACGCTGGCGCGCATACCCATGACTTTTCCGGGACGGTAGGGGCCGTGGCGAACCACTCCCATGATCTGAGCTGGCCGAACACCGCTTCGGGAGGCACCCATACCCACGATCTGAACATTGGTGCCTTCGCGTCAGGAAGCGACGGGGCGCACACGCACACGACCGATCCTGCCAGCGTCACCTCTGGGAGTGGGAGTTCCCTCCCCCCTTACGTGGGCTTCGTGTTCTGCAAGAAAACATGAGACACCTCGAACGCTCCCTCCTCTGGATCCTGATCGCGCTCCTCGCGGGGTGGGCGGGCTACACGCATCACCGCATTCGCGAATACGAAGACATCCGCATCGACGCCTTTCAGAGCGCGCACCCTGACCTTCGCCCCCCTGGCTGGCCCTTTTCTGGAAGGGGGCATCAATGAAGCCGATCCCCGTCGCCCCGCGCCCCCCCGCCCAACGCTACCTCGTTGGGGCGTTCCTCCTTGCCCTGTTGGGCGCGCTTCTTGGAGGCGCCATCGAGTGGGGCATCTCGCTTCAAGCGCGCGTGGCCTCTCTTGAAACTCGCGTGGCGTCCCTTGAAAAGGTCACATCTGCCGATGTCAAGGCGTTCGAGGAGCTGCGCTTCCACGCCGCCCGCGGTGAACTCGCAGCTCAATTCATCGAGCAGCACCTCCTGCGGCCCGCAGCCGCGCTCCCCGTGAAGAAATGAACATGTTCCTCTCGCTCACGCTCTGCATGATTCTCGCGATTCTCGTGGCCCTCGGGCTCTTCCGCCTTGCGGAGTGGGGCGTGAAGCAGCTTCAGGTGCTGCGTGCCCAGGCGCGGGCGGGCGCTGCGGCGCATCAGTTCCTCCTGCAGCAGCAGCAGCGCGTCCCACCCTCGATCTCAAAGGAGTAAGCCATGGAGCGCTTCTGGGCGTATGCCCGCACGAACGCAGGCGCTCCGGCGCCCGGCGCCACCATCACGATCTACGACGAAGCGACGCTGCTGCTCTCGACGATCTTCGCGGACACCTTGGGCACGCCCAAAGCCAACCCTTTCATTGCCGACAGCGACGCGTTCTTCTACTTCTACGCCGCGCATGGACGCTACCGGGTGCGCGTGTCTGGAACGGGGATCACCACCCCTTACACCTGGGATGACGTACAGCTGATCGATCAGGACGACGCCGCGTTCCTGAGTGAAGCCAACATCTTCACGGATGATCAGGAGATCCAGGGGGATCTGCTCATTGGGGGTGGGGGCACCTTTGGAAGCGGCGTGGTGGCCTTGATCCTCGCGAGCGGGAAGCTGGCAGGCCTGGGCGCTGCCTACCTCGACAACCTTGACGCCAGTGCGCTCACAGGCCTCAACGCCTCAGCGCTGGCGAGTGGCACGCTCCCAGATGCCCGGCTCGCCGGCACCTACGCCAACGCTCTCACGCTCTCACACCTGAGCAACCAGATCAACGCGGAGTTCATCTCACTGGGGGCAGACCCCTCAGAATCAGGTCCGCTGCGTCTCACCTGGGGGTCATGGATCACCAGCCGCAACAGCGGGGATACCGGCGATGTCCTGATGATACGGGTGAGCACGGATGACTTTTTGGATCTTGCGAGCGCTTACTGCCGTCACCTGACCCCAATCACCGACGACGCCTACGCGCTCGGCTCCTCGACCAAGCGGTTCACCTCTGGGTACATCACGGACCTCCACATCAGCGGGTTGATCGCCTTGGGGACCAACCCTGCTTTGACCGGGGTGTTGCGCGTGGCGAACAACGCGGATGCCCTTGTGGCCCGCAACGCGACCAACGACGCGGACCTCGTGCTGTTGAAGCTGAACACCGCGAATATCCTCGAAATCCACACCCTTCAGTACCAGAAAGCGTTGATTGCGTTGGGTGGAGGATCCGCCCCCACCCTCGGCACGGTTGGGGGGCTCGGCCCCTCCGCCGCCGCGCAGAACAGTTGGGCGCAGTTCTACGACTCCACCGGCGCAGCCTTCTGGATCCCCGTCTGGAAGTGAGATGGACACGATCACGCGTGCGGGATTTCGTGGGCGCTTGCGGGCTGCACTCGGGCAGGGTGCGGCCTCCCCTTTCTGGGAGGACGCGGAGCTCCACGCCTTGATGCAAGAGACGCTGCGGACCTGGAACCTCCTCACTGGGTATTGGTCAGGGCGCATCATCGTGCCCCTCGACGCTGGCACTCCATTCGTCTCGCTCCCGACGCTGTTGCTGAAAGGATCGCGTGCGTCCTTTCAGGGGAAGCCGTTGCAGCGCACCAGCCTCTTCGAGCTGGATTGCAGCCGCGCGCTCTGGCAGACCGAGGGGGGCACCCCCACCTTCTGGGTGCCTGTCGCCTTGAATCTCATCGCGCTCGCCCCTGTGCCCGCAGAAGCCTCGCACTCCCTGGTGATGGATGGAGTGCTCAGCACCCCCACCTTCGCTTCCGACTCGAGCGAGATCACGGTAGACCCCGGCGTGCTCATCACCCTCCTCGATTATGCGCGGCACCTCGCTGTGTTCAAGGTTGGGAGCGAGACCTTCGAGGAGAGCAAGGAGGCGCGCAAGCGTCTGTGGAAGGCGGCGAGCGAGCACGTGCAGCACCTGCAAGCGACAGCCCTCTATCGGCACGTCCTTGGGCTCCCCGCTGACTCCACTGAAAAGCCTGTGTGGAGCGGTCCCTCAACCCCAGGAGCCCGCTAATCCATGCCCGCGTATCACTTGACCGATCGCGAAGTGCTCAATGAGGTGGAGTACGCCCTGTTCGAGCCTGCTGACAGCGGGGTGACGATCGCCTCTGGCCTCTGGACGATCGCGGAACTCGTCGGGTACGCCAACGACCGCCAGCGCCGTCTGCTGCGCGAGACCGCCGCGATCCTCAAAACGGGGGTTGTAGGAGCGCCCACCGCCGTCAATCGCGTGGCGCTCCCTGCCGACTGGATCCTCACGCGGCGCGTGGCGTTTCAGTCCGCAACTGGGACGATCCAGGAACTCGATGGAATCGACACGGTGCAGGCGGACCTGGGCCTCGAGGCGTGGGATCGAGACCGCGACATTCCAGCCGTCTACACAGAACACACCCTCCCACCTTCGCAACTTCAGCTGATCCCCGCCCCTCGCGACGCGGGGATGCTTCACCTCCTCTACGTGGGGATGGAAGCCACCCTTTCCAACAACGGGGTGTTCCTCTCCGTGCCCGATGAGTTCGCGTGCTACGTGAAGTGGGGGATGCTCGCGGATGCGCTGCGCAAAGCTGGGCCGACTCAGGACCTGGAGCGTGCCGCCTACTGCGAGGAGCGCTTTCAAGAAGGCATCGAGTTGGGGCGCTTCCTGATGTCACACGTGGTGGAGGGCGCCAATGCCTGAGCGTCCTTTTCTGATCGATCCGATTCGCTTCGGGACTGGGGGCATCGATCTGCGCAGCGCAGTGGACGTGATCTCCGAGCACCGCTTCGCGCGTCTCAAGAACGTGCGGCGCACCCTGCACGGGGCGTTCACGGCGCGCCCAGGGCAGACGGCGATCAACACCACCCCGGTTGGGACGGTGATCCACTCGATTGCGCGTCTCGAGGATCCTGCGAACAGCACCTACGCCCGCATCCTGGGGGTGGATGCGTCCATCTACCTGGGCACCCTCGGCTTTACCCAAGTGGACACCGGCTACTCCGGGGATCCCTTGAGCCTCGTGCCGTATCGTCCCCCGCTCTCGAGCGAGGCGTGGATGCTCGTAGGCGATCGAGTGCGCAACCGCAAGATCCGTCGCGATGGGTTGGACCTCCCGCTGGGCGTCGCACCCCCCGCTGCCGCCTGCAGCGTCAGTCTCCTCGCCGAGCAGCGCACCACGATCGAGGACTTCGAGAGTGGGTTCACGATACTCAACGGGCCGAACGCCACCGCGGCGGTGACGTATCCCGCCGGCAAGAGCAACAACTGCCTGCAGCTGACGGTCACCCCAACGGCTGGAGTCGGGAGCGCCGCGGCCTGCAAAGCATTCGGGGCGAATCTCTCCCAAGTCGGCACCCTTGCCGCAGATGACGATGATCTCCTGCATCTGTGGATCCGCGCGTCCGCCCCCGCGAACGTCGAGGACATCTTCCTCTACCTGATCTGCTCGAACAACTTCTCGACCGCCCACTTCCCAGGGCAGCACGCGGACTACAACACGGATGGCTACTACAAGGTGTTCCGGGCGGATGAGTGGGCCACGGTGTTCAGCGCTCCAGATGCGACGACGACTGATTACGCGACAGGCGTGGCGGTGCGGCGCAGGCGGCGCGATGAGGAGCGCCTGGCGGATGGCACCTATCCAGACGAACATGAGGGTGCACGATCCGGACGAGAGCGACGCGCCGCAAGCCGTGAAGTGGCGAAGGTGATCCCCCCTGGAGCAGGGGAGTGGATCGAATACGGCGTCATCGGGTTCCCCTTGCGACGTGGTGATTTCCGGCGCTTTGGATCCACCGCAGGCCGTGATTGGAGCACGATCACCGGGATCATCCTGGTGGTGCGCACCAAGAACGCCAACGCGGTGGCGGTGTCGTTCGATCAGCTCTTCATGACTGGGGGCTACGCCCTCGACTCCGCGGAGGCCAACGCCACCGCCTACGACTGGCGCTTCACGCAGTACGACACGCGCACGGGGGATGAAGGCAACCCCTCGCCGATCATGGCAACGACCCTCGACTGCGCGCGGCGTGGGGTGACCGTGACCGTCGCCGCAAAGGGGGATGCCAACTTCCGGCAGCGGATCTACCGGCGTGGGGGCACCCTTGTCGAAGGGTGGGCCTTCGTGGGCGCGAACAGCGCCGACGGCGCGGCCTTCGTCGATGCTGTCAGCGATGTGGACGCGCAGCAGGCTGGATTTCTCGAGCTGGACAACGACGAGCCCTGCACCACGACGACCCCAAGCGGCACGGCGGTCTACGGCCAACCCCTTCGCTGCCTCTTCGGGCCAGTGGGGGGCGGCTACATCCTTGGGCTGGGCGACCCCTTCCGCAAAGGGAATGTCTACTGGAGCAAGTGTGGACAGCCCGCGAGCTGGCCCGCCGCAAATACGCTGGAGGTCTGCCCACCTTCCGAGGACCTCCTCGCCGGCTGCGTCTACAACGGGCAGCCGTTCATCTTCTCGCGCGATCACCTCTACGCGGGCTACCTGAATCAGAGCTCAGGCGAGACCTTCTCGTTCCAGGTGACTCCTTGCGGGCATGGGATCGCGGGGCGCCTCGCGTGCTGCGTGGGACCGGAAATCTACTTCCTTTCCAGGGATGGGATCTACGCCACCTCGGGCGGCTCCGAGCGCAACCTCACCGATGATGATCTCGGCCCGCTCTTCCATCGCACGATGGGGCTGCGTGACGTGCTGCCCTCCGCCACGCTTGGAGGCTATGGGGAAGGCGGCTATGGCGAAGGCGGGTATGGATCGCTGAGCAACCGTGGGCTCGCATTCCCCACCGAGATCGACTGGCTCGCGGAGAGCAAGCTCCGCTTGGAGATGTTCGAGAACGAGCTCTACTTCACCTACCAGGACACCACCGGGCGCATCCAAACCCTCGTCTACAACCTTCTCTACCAGGAGTGGTATTGGGATCTCTACTGGCAGCCTCCCCGCGCCATCTACACCGAGCGCTTCGGGCGTGACTCGCGCCTTTTGATGGGGAGTGAGGATGGGATCCTCTACGAGCGCACGGGCTTCAACGATGCGGGGGTCTCGATCGACTGCCTGATCAGGACGGGGGCACGATCCCAAGGCGCTCCCCGCGCGGAGAAAACCTACGGGGATCTGCTGATCGACGCGGATGCGCAGGGTGCGGTCCTTTCCGTACGCACCTACGCGGGCTACGACGTGGTGTTTCATCACGGGAGCCAGATCCTCGACACAGGGCGCACGCAGACGATCCATGACCATTTCGCCGGGGGGGTCCTCTCGAAAGCGATCACCCTTGAGCTTGTGTGGGCCTCCAGCGATGTGCGCCCGGTGATCTACGGGGCGAATCTCGCCTACCTGATCGAGCCCGAGCGCATCGAGCAGCGCGCCTCGGATTGGAATGATCTGGGGCAGGTTGGGCCGAAGCTGGTGCGAGGTGTCGTCCTGCAGGCGGATACGGGAGGTCTCGACAAGGTGATCGCGCTCGAGGGCGACGGGCAGCAGCATGCCCTGGTGACGATCAACACTCCCGCGCGGCGCGAGGTGGTGTGCACCATCACGCCCTTCCAGGCCTCCCTGCTGCGCGTGCACCCGCAAGCTGCGCTGCCATTCCTGAAATGGGATGTCCAATGGATCTACGAGCCGTACCCCCTGCGCGTCACGCACTGGGAGAGCCGCTCACATGATCACGGCTTGTTCGGGTATCACACCCACTTCGACGGCTTCGTCACGCTGCTGTCCACGACAGTGGTGACCTTCACGATCTCGGTGGATGGTGTGAACTACACCTACACGATCCCTCCCACAGGAGGCGCCATCCGCAAGTGCTACATCCCGTTCAGGGCCGCGAAGGGGCTGCTCACGATCTACAGCCTTGATGCCAGCAGCGAGTTCCAGATGTTCGCGGACGAGACGATCCTGCGCGTCTACCCGTGGGGCAAAGGGCAGGCGATCTTCGTGAAGCCGTTCCTGCCCTCAACGCCCGTGGAGAGGTGATGCTGCCTCTTTCCGCCGCGTCTGATCCGCACTTGAGGCGCGTGCTCGATCAACTCTTCCAGAATCATCGGGTGCTCGAGGCGCGCCTTGATGATCTGCAGGTGCTGTCGCAGGCAGAGGCGGATGCGCGCTACCTCCTGCGCACGGATCGCCTGCCTGGTGAGGAAGGAGATGGGCTGAGCGACCCGGAGGTGAGCGCGATCTCGGATGCGCCTGGCACGGGCAACGCGGACATGCTCGATGGGCAGCATGGCGCGTACTATGTGAACGCGGGGAACCTCACAGGAACGCTCGCGGATGCCAGGCTCACCTCGAACATCCCGAAGAAGGACGCGATCGAGACGATCGGCGCGGACTGCTGGGCCTTTACGAACGGCCTGAAAGAGCGCGGGCGCACCGCGAAGCTGGGGGACTGGACAGCCATCGCCTATGCCTCAGGCAACTTCACCACCAGCAACGCCACGACCTGGACGGTTGAAGCGGGTGACCAGGTGGCCTATCGGTACATGCAGCATGGACACACGGTTCGGGTCAGGTTCCAACTGTCTTCGACCGCCGTTGGTGTGGGCAACCCGTCAGCGCCCTATTCCCTGGTGGCTGCTGGCTTGCCGGTTGCTGCTCATGGCACAGGCTATCAACGTGGTAAGTGCTTTGCGTACTTC